ATTTTATACAATGACATAGGTACTTTCTCAATCTTGAGTACCAAATTGAGTATCAAAACCACCCCAAAATAAAATCCCCTTATTTATTAGTGAGTTGAATCTAAAATGCTTCTAATGATCGAAAAGAGTCATTGAGCAAATCTAAAAAAATCTAGCAAAATTTTAAAATCCTCAAATTATTGAAAAATATCAAAAATACAAATCTAAGCAAATCTAGGCAAACTATGCAAAATCACCAATCTTGAGTATCATTTTGAGTACCGCCTCAAAAATCAAATCGGATACTCAAGATTTCATGTTAAGTGACTCAAAAATCAGAAGTGCAAAACCAAAAGAAAAGCTTTATCGAATTGGTGATTCCGACGGCTTATGTGTTGAAATTAAACCCAATGGTAAGAAGTATTGGCGCTATCGTTTTCAGTGGCTTAAAAAAACTCAAATGATGAGTTTGGGCGAGTACCCTATTGTTGGCTTAGCTGAAGCTCGTACAAAAAGAGATGAAGCTAAATCATTAGTAGCGAGTGGTATAAATCCAGTCGAAGAAAAGGAAAATCAGAAAAAAGCCAAACATGATGAGTATGACAATAGGGTCCTATTTAAAGATGTTGCCGCTGAATATAAAAAAGAAAAATTAAATAATCGATCAGAGCGATATCAAGAAGCTTTTCAGAGAGCTCTTGATAAAGATATTTTAAAAGTTATTGGAGATAAGGATATTAAAGAGGTTACCTCAGCAGATGTTTTAACAATTATGAAAAAAACAATTGCACGAGTTAAGCGTCAAAAAAACCATGGTACCGGCGAAGTTTCTGCAATCCAAAATCGTACATTTATTGGCGGTGTAATGCGTTATGCAATCGCCACACTTAGAGCTGATTATGATCCTACTTATGCAGTTAAAAATGTAGTTGAGCGCCCAGAAATAGAACACGCAAGGCCAATGGAAAAACATGAGGCTGTACAACTTCGAAATAAGCTAAACAACTACGGTGGATCTACTACAGTTAAAAATGCTGGGTTAGTAATGCTCTACTCTATGCTTAGGACTATCGAGATCCGTCGCATGAAGTGGGAATATGTAGATTTTGAAGCAAGAACAATCACATTCCCAAAAGAGATGATGAAAAAGAAGCGCATTCACATCGTTCCAATGTCTGACCAGGTTTTCAATATTCTTCAAGAGCAACGCAAGATAGTTGGTAATCGTGAATATGTGTTTCCAGCGATTTATCAAGATGGAATGCTTTCAGCTACTACCCTGAACAAAATGCTTGACTACATTGGATTATCTGATGTTACTGCTCATGATTTCCGTGCCACTGCATCTACCCTACTAAATGAAAAGGATTACGACGACAAGTGGATTGAAAAGCAATTGGCACATGCAGATGGAAATAAAACTAGAGCTACATATAACCATGCAAAATACCTAGAAAGCAGACGAAAAATGCTACAGGACTGGGCAGATATTGTTGATAGTTGGGCGGTTTAACCGCCTTGTTTCTTCTGAAACTGGCACCAGATGCCTTTATAGTAAACTTCATTACGCAAGAAATTAATTTTTAATTCATTCCTATTGTAGTCATAAATTTTTGTGACCTCACCATTCTTATCTAGCTCGGCTGGTAGATCCACAAAGTTGGTGCTTCCATTTTTAAAGATCTTAATTAGTTGTGTAGACATTAAAGCGCTCTCACACAAATAGAGACGTTCACATTACTATTAATTGTGTGAGCTGTGCAACCTGAGAAGATTAAGCACAGCATTGTGATGATCGATGCAACTTTAGTACGTTTACACATATAAGTTACTTCTTTAAAAAGAGTGCTCGTTCAGAAGTACGACGACGGGTTAAGCCGTTAAGGATCTTACCATTTGCTTTATTCCATAATGGGAATTGATCAGCAGCACCTTGATAGTCACGTTTATTTAATTTTTTAAGCAACGTCGAACTTTTAAATGCACTAGATCCAATGTTGTAAGCCAGTGATACTAAAGCATCAAATTGATTTTGAGTTAATGTTACTTTGACAGAGTCATTCACTGCCTTTTCAAACTTGGCTAAGTCATGTTTAAAGTAAGCCTTGGCTTGCTCTAGTGTGCAAGTATCACCTTTTTTGACATTCACGCCATTTGGATAAACTGTGGTGCCAATGCCAATTGTCCAGACTCCAACACCATCGTCATAAGCTTTGAGTTTTGTGTCTTCAAAGCTTGAGATTAGATTGATTCCAACATTACTGATCTTCATTGATCACCACCCTTGCCACTTATAATTGAGACAAATGCGGATTTCACTTCGGCAATAACTTCTGCCATTGACTTGCCTTTTAGCAATGCAACTGACTGGTATGCAATGCCAATAAAAAGCAAACCAAATACAGCGAACATCAACATGATAAATCCTTGAAACATAGTTGATGTTGTTAGATATCCGTAGTGCTCTATAAAAGCTGAACCACCATATAAGCTAACAGTCACACTACATACAAATTTGGTAATAACACTTGCTGAAACTTGAATTTTACCATTCTTATCAATATCACCACTTAACACAAGTGCCAATATTGCCCCAATAACAGCTGGAAAAATCTTTAACACCCATGGAATCGCGTTCTCTTGCATAGCATTCTCAATTTAATAGTAATAAAAAAGCCCTAAGCTATTAAAAACTAGGGCTTATAAAGATTGATTGTGTGATTAGCTTAGTTTGATCGTTGCTTGGGCATAGCCGTTTACAACAGAACAGAGCAAGCCACCGTCACTGACTATTTCGCTGTACAAAGTAAAGTTATCGTTATCATCAACAACTGTAGCTGATTTACCGTTAAACATCGAAGGCAAAGGCAGTTTAAGCATTGATGCATTTTGATGGATATCTAACACGACATAGATCGAACCGTTATCTTCATACCAAGTGAAAACAGTCGACTCAGGCAAAAGGTTCGGATTGAACAAAGAGCGATAAGTAATAGTATTCACTACAGTATTTAGATTGGCAACCAATGCCTTTGGGTACATCTTACGAGTTGGTCCATTAAAGAAACCTGCATCTGTGGTATTTGCTCGAATACTTGATTGCGTTGCACCACGGCTTAAGCTATAGCCAACTACATGGCCAAACTCTTTAGTTGCACCGTTTTTGACAATCTGGGCCATTCGGTCAGGTGGGTTTGTTTCATATAACCAGCTTGCCTTGAGCATGCTAATAACATCAGTAACGGCTGTTACATCAACTACATTACTCAGGTTGTATGTGTTTGAACCCACAGTTACAGGGTTCATTTTTGGCACATAGTAAAGTAGTGTCTTACCTGTGTAGTTGAGCGGCAAAGCTTGAGTTAAACCAGCGAAGTTAAAATTAATATTCGATTTCTTCTGAAATTGAGTATTAATAGTTAAGGCGCCATTTTGCACATACTTATAGCTAACTTGCACATTCACATCGTAGTCAATTGCAGGAACACTAAGCTCTTGTTCTGTTGCTGTGCCGACATGAGCTTGAAGATAACTAATAATCGCTGGCACATTCATAATATTGTATGTGTCAATAAACTCGACACTTTCGACATCATAAAAGCCAGAAGTTGTAATTGTCTTATAGCCGTCAACAACAATCTTTTTAATATGATTGTTAATCGCAGTATATAACTGAGTAATTGCATCACTAGCAACTGCAATACTAGCAGTATTAGTTGCACCACTAACATGAGTTAAAGTATTACCAGTCAATAAGGTATTGTTGTACACCCACTGTGCAGAAGTACCAGTATTGTCAGAAACAAACCACAGTTTATTCGCGTCAACAATGCGAACTAAAGTATATTCTCGTGTACCATTTGACCACTTCGAGCCTACATCAACATAACCTTTTCCGTGACCTGTTTGTGTGATTTCATGAACAATGAAAGCACCATGGTTTGCTCCAATGTATGTACCGTTGTAATTCATCGGTGCTGCATCATCACCATGATTCACAACCAAAGTTCCTGCATTATATGCAGTAACTAAGTTTTCTTTAGCGGTAGACTTAGGTATGGTTTTAATCTGATATGGGTTAATTACATTGTTATTCCACTTTGTAGTAGTTCCATATTGCACAAGTTGAACCATATCAACTGTATCGCTGAAAGGTGTGCGGATATATGCATAAGTGCCATCGATGTAGAGTGTAAATGTATTCCCTGCAGTGACAACAGTTGTGCCGCCACCATTATCTGGCGTGTCAATCAATGCTGATGGTTTTAACCAAAGCATTTCTTGGCCGTTTGGGTCATAAGCAGCATAATCAGTGCGTTTAAAACCCAACTCAAGCTGCATACCATTTACTAAGTTATTAAAATCCGTTGTGGTATGAGCTGCATAAACAATCATCATTGAGATGAAAGCAATAGTAGAGTTATCGGGGATTGTGAAAGTCACCGTCTTGTCACTATCTGCGTATGTAATGCCGGTTGGTGGGTTTGGGTTTACTATTTCGCCAGCCGAACCCTGTGCAGCGTCCATGCCCAAGAAAGCGCCATTCTTATCATATGTATAAATGATTCGCTTGAATGCAAATGATGTACTTAAAGGCATCCAGAAAGTATATGTTCCTCCCGCCTGTACTGCCTGTTTTCCAAATGCGATACCATTTGCAAAAGTTACTGTTGCACCAGTCTGAAAGCTAATTAATTTGGCATCTTCTGCTAATGCTTTGTTAAATTGATTTTTCCCAATGGTTTTAATAAAAGATGCCAATAACAAGTTTTCATTCCTCGTATCTCGGGGCGAAATAAACTCTGCGTTTGCTCCATCTGCAATGAATGGGCTGTGAACGTACATTTCACGTGTTCCAGTTGTGAGCATGTTCACGATTAAGCGAATCTTTGTGGCTCCAGCTGTCACGCTTGGCACATTCACTTTGTAGGTTTGTTTTGTGACTGCTGCTGTAATACCTGTAGCTGCATAATGTGAAGAAATTAAAGAACCAGCATCATTTCGCTGTTCAATTCCAACCACACCGTTTGAACCACTTGTTAAGCCTTCAACAGTGATGGAACCAGAGAAATCTCGGGTGAATTGAGATACTGGAAATTCCCAATAGACAGTAATAGGCGAACCGGTTGATGCACTGACAAGCTTTAATTGCTTTAGCCCGTTCCTATATGGATATGTAGCAGTACCAACAAGAACAGTTGGTGCTGTTAAAAATGTCACTTGCTTAAAATCAAGCTTGTTAGGGTTTTGCGGACGATTGGATTCTACGGTTCGACGTTCTTCTAATGATGCGTTTAGATAGTTAAGTCCAGTAAAAACCCAAGATGTGCCATTCCAACGGTAAATATCACCGTTATCAAGCATTGCATTTTGACCTACTGGCTTATCAGTAATTAAATCTAAAGCTGCCTTGTTAGCGGCACCAATCATATTGCCAGCGTTTGCTACTGCTGCATCGACTGCGGGCGGAATAGCTTCAATTGCTGCATTTACTGTGGCTAAAGTATCATCTTTAAAAGTGTCAAAAGCATCCTGAATTTGTTCAATAAATTCAGTAATACTTGGGTATTTAATATTAATATATTCAAGAATATATTCATTAAACTCTTGCTGAGTCTGAGTGTTTCCATCAATAGTGGTTTGAACAATATCAGCAAGTACTAGAGTAATGGCCTCAGGATTATTGATTGATAAAATAGACTCTACATAGTCTTTAACAAACTGGGTTAATTCTGAATCACTAAGTTCTCGTCCATTAATCTCCCGAATTAATCGAGCAGAGATTTCCTGAATCATAAAAATAATTCTATCGAAATCAGAATTAACAGGGCCTGGTCTAAATGAATTGTCATAACTTTGATAGTCAGTAACGCGATTTAACTTCGTGCTTCTTTCAATAACTATCTTAGTATTAATGCTGGGTGCTTCATTAAAAACTACACTGTTACTAACCAAGCTCCAACTACCTACAAGCGGCTCATGTCCATCTTTGGTAACTATTAGTTCTTCTGGATTATCACATTCATAACCCAGCCCAAAAGTTGTGGTAACCCCATTTGCTATATATTCTATATATGGCGTTTGTTCTGGTACTGCCATAGCCTACCCCTAATCAAAGTCTACTGTGGCTTCATACACGCCACCGTTTGTCCTCCAATTAACGGCTTCCTTAACAGCATTTTTGTTGTGTATTTTCCCGATGCGCTCAGGCTGTTCCACAATTGCACCAGCAGCAGAATCAAGAAAATCATCAGGTTGACTGCTAATGGCTGGGTTCCATTCACGCATTTGTTTGACTTGTGGTGAATCCTCCCCTTTATCATCTTCTAAAACTGAAATGTGCGCCCATAAAAGACCTGATGTTAAAGGTCCTTCCATTGCTTCAAGGATACGTTTGTTTTTATTTTGACTTGCGTGTTGCTCAGTCACACCACACTGGATTCCACGTTTTTTTAGCGCCCCTTTAAGCGATGAAGGAGCAAAACCTCCGATGCCATTAGTTTCTATAACAACTCTTGGAACATTAAATTCTTGGATTAAATCGCAAAGCTGCCAAACCTGACCACCAACAATATTTCCAGCATCATCTGTCACTACATCAGGCCCAGTTAATGCAACTGATCTATGCCAATATCTATTACCTAGAGCATCATGAAAAAATAGCGCTGTTGATGAGACATCCGATTTTAGTTTGCCTGAAGATGGGTCCCATTTGAGAGATGCGCCAACCATTTGACGCTCACCTAGCATAAGAATGATTTCACCATTAGCGCGCCTTAAGTGCGGCTCACAGTCATAGGCAAGAATCTTGTCAGGATCTAAACGCACATCACCAATTGGCTTGGCATGCATTTGATATTGCGAATCCCATTCATTGAGGGTTTTACATTTCTCACGTCTTTTGGTCATCTCCTTTGCAGTAAAACGTTCAGGCCAAATACCTTCAGAATAGAAATCAATTAAATAATGTTCTTCATGAATAGTAATTTCCCAAAGATTACCTTTTTGAATACAGGTGTAACCTTCATCCTTTTTGAAGTATTTTGAACCTTTTCCAATGCCAGTGAATGAGTGAATAGGCTCAAAATCCAATAAGACTTTTTGTCCTTTTTCACTGTTTTCTACACGCTTCTCATGCTCAAACATTTTTAGAATTAAGCACTTTACGTCAGTTAGTTTTTTAATTTGCTCATAAAGTGAATCATATGTGTGAGGTGTACCAATCCACAATTCGCGTGCACCAGGTATTGCAATGTGTGTTTGCTCTGTAAGTCGTTGTGGTAGCTTTTCTCTAGCTTCAGGTGTGCCTGTAGTTTTAGGCGTTTCTACGTCATCGTTTTGAATGAAGTGCGCACGATGTCCAGTCACACCAGATAAAATACCCTTAGCTAGCATCGTTCCATAACGCACATCATTTGTGCCATTTACAAACCAACGCTCTGTTTCCCCTTTTTTAATTTTTACATCATGGCAATCAATTGTTAACGGATGTCGTGCAAGCACATCCCTAGTGCCACTACTACACTTATAAGCATCTGAATCGGTGGTGCCTTGATGTAATATTTGAGTTTCAGGCCAACAATAAATTACCCAAGCGTTAAAGACGTCCAGAATCGTAGATTTAGAATGTCCACGCGGCATCATTAAGAGCGCAACACAGCCTACGATTAAATAGAATGCCTCTAAAAAATCACACACGCGCACATGGAAATCCGGCACTTTCCATTTTTGAACATCAGCCCATAGAAGAAAGAAAGCTAGAAAGCTGATTTTTGGTTTATTCATCAGCTCATCCGTTGTCTAAGTTTCTCTGCTTCTCTTTCTGCTTTTTCTATTAATGACTGTTCATACTTTTCTTGCGTGGCTTGTGTTGCACTAATAGGTGGAATTTTCCCCGACTTAATATCTAGAATTCGCTGAATTGTTGCGATGACTCCCGCTTGATCTTTAACGATCTTGTACATAAATCCTTTATCACCACGATTCTGTTTACTATCAAGTGGCGTACCCAAGGCAACATAAGCAGTTTCGAGCATGTCGTCGGCAATGTCTTCTGACATTTTTTTGATTTTTTCTATTTGATCATCACGCATAAAAAAGCCCTCGCATATATGCCATATATACAAGGGCTTGTGTGGCGGTTTGTTGGGTGGATTTAGTTAGACCTACATAAATCTCCTTTATAACGATAGTTAGTTACAACGCCATTCACTAATTTAAACTCTAGTTTGCAGTCAACACTATACGATCCGCCCGTAGTGTTTGTTAATACTGTACTTCCGACTATAGATGATGTGCTTGACCTTGGTAAATTCACATTATCACTCTGATAATATTCCAATATCTCAAAGTCTTCCGTTTTGTATTCTCTTGCTGGGATCCCCATATCATTTATTAATTCTGATTTGGTTAGCCCTTTTTTTGCATCCATTCTTTTTTCAAATTTTCCAACAGTGGCACAAGCAACCATTGAAATACATATTGTTATTAAACTTAAAGCCTTAATCATTCTACTACTCTCTCAAAATTAGGCGCTCTAATATCATTAATATCATCACCCCAGAAGCGCTCACGGTCTTGTTGCCGTTCTGCTTTTCGTAAAGCTTTCTCTCGATAGCCGGGGGCAATGGTATCTTGAATTTCATCAAAGAACATACGATTAATTGCTGCTTTTGTATACCATAAGTTCTGTGCTGGTATTTTGCTTTTCACAAATTTGAAAGCTTCGTTGCCGAAATTTGTGTCTTTGCCTTCATTGTATTGGGTTAAGTTACCAACAGTTAAGCCAAGTAATCCAGAGAAGTCACCGCCAAATGGACCAGACACAAAAGAGTTAGCATCACGGCCAGAAGTATCAGTACCAGCAACTAAAATGTCACCAAGTACTGGCAATCCTCCACCAGCAACAAGTGATCGCATAAAGAAGTTCCCAGCCTTCTTAGGGTCATTACTATCATAAATCGTTTGCGGGTCATTGCCGTTTAATAATTCACGCAACTGAACAACAAGCCCTCCAAGTAAAGTCATAGTTACAGCCAAAGGGATAGCATAGGCAGCTTTACCTTTTAAACCTTCTTGAGCCATGGTTCGACTACCTTGCCGCATTAAGAATGCTGCTGAGAACGATTTAAACTGTATAATCCCTTTAAAAATTTCTCCAGAGATTGTTCCTTTTGCACCTACATTAAACCATGTACGTTCGCGTAGACCTGCTTCAATTACTGCCATGCCCTGTTCATCAAGTAAGTGTGCTTGAAGCTGTGAGGCTACTTGATCCTTAATTTGTTTTGCTAGAAGCTGCTTTTCACTATCAATGCTATCTGTTAAGCGTTGTGAAATAGAGTTTCTTCGAGCTTGTCTTTCATTAACTTTAGACTGATATTCATTAAATTCTTTATCTAGATCATTTACCTGTTTATCTAGATCTTTATATTTTTTTGAAATCGTTTTATTTGCTTCGCTGTCAGCCTTGCGCATTCTTGCTCTAAGCTCAGTGATTCTGCGCTCACTATTTCCTAAGCGATATCCTAACGATTCCGCATTATTTCCAAACTGACGGGCATTACGTTCAACATTTCTACGGGTATCTTGCGCAACTTTGTCAGAGTGTCGCCCCTCTTCAACTTGCTGAAGGAAGTCTTGAACCCTATTAGCCTGCTTTTCTGCCTGCAAGTAAGTATTTATATCTGCACGAGCTTTGGCAAATTCTTGTTGAGCATCTAATAAATCAATACGATCTTGTAAAGCCTGCTTTTCTGCCTGCGCTTTACTGTCTTTTCGATTCGCATAGTCTAATAAGCGTTGAGACAATTGGCGCTTAATCTCATCATTGCGTTGTGATTTGTTAGCAATGCGCTGGTCATCTAAAGCGTTACGACTATCAAGTTCTTTAATTTGACTATCGATATTATTTACCAGAGTTTTAACATCACTATCCATTGTCGCTAGTAGTTTTTCATCAGGAATTTCATAGATAGATCGAGCTGACATTAATTGATTGCCCTTGCGGTCCACAACTGGTTCAGCCAATTGAAATACCTGCCAAGCACGTTCATTTAAACCAGTATTTGAAAGCAATTCACGATCTTGTGGATCTAAGTCATTCCAAGCTTTTGATCGACTTAAACGGCCGTACTTCTCCATAAGCTGTTTAGTAAATCCAACCTTTGAAGCAGAAGTAAGAGCATTTAAAAAAGACACTCGCATTACTTGGGTTGCAACACCACTTGATATACGAGCTAATTTCTCTGATTTACCATAAGTAGCTGTGAGCCCATCATCTGACCAGCGTGCAATTGAGCCTAGCATTTCTTCTGTGGCCAGACCTAAACTATGCGCTAGTTCTCGATCAGCTTTATTGGCGGGGTTTAGTTGCCCGATTAATTCTCCAAAAGCTTTACGATATGACAAATCATGCACACTAGTTGTTTTTGCAATAGTTGCTTGATCTGCGATCGATGCAATGGTAGTGCCGCCTAGCATGGAGGCCACATTCATTGATCGATACGCTAGACCTAAGTTTGCAAGCACTTGAGACTGAGGAGAATTACCCCCGCTAAACTCATCAAACATGACTTGTGCACGTTTACGAGAAGATTTAGTTTTGTTGTCTTCAATCCCTTTTTCCCAGTCTTTATTTGCTGCAGCATCCATTAAAATTTTTAAAGCTGTTTTTGGATTGCTTCCCAAGTTTTCTACCATGGCAATATCTTTAGAAAGACCATTTACATGAGCTTCCACCAGATCCACAAATTGCATGCCGCCGAACTCAGATTGATATTCAAGCCATGCATCAGCATCTTTAAAATGAAGAACCCGACTTTCACCATGGCGATTAGTCACTTTTGATGTGCCTGCACCTGTAGCTTGTCGGCCCACTTCGATTTTGTTTGCTCCGTCACTTGATAGGGTGTCATAGGTATAATCTAGTAATGAGCGTATTTCTTGCTGTGAGTAGTAATCACCGTTCTCATGCACATATTGACGTGTGTCGATTAGTGATTCAGATTTACTCACCCAAGCCTCTTTACCTGCCTTAGCAATTTTTTCTAAGTTATGCGTTTGTGGCAATCCCCAATTATCAAGCTTTCCAATGTCGCCCCCGTTCCGGTTAAAACGGTCACGCATGGCTTCAAAAACATCGCCCATCTTATCGCTAATTTTTTTGGCTAATGGGTCGCCTGTATTGTCGCCGAAACGCTCACGCACAATTTTATGCACTAATTCTTGATCTGTGAAAATTCCTAAACCCCCTTTAATATTGGTGTAGAAATCCACGAGCTCACCACGGTAAATAGCTGCAATACCACGCGCTTTTGAATCAATAGACTGAATGCCCGACATATCACCATGTGCCGCAACCATACGGTCTACAACCTCCATTGATGAAAGCTTGCCATGGTCTAGTGTTGCAATATTTTGGGATTGTTTAAGAATGTCTTGAGCTGCAATTTTATGTTTGCGTTTTAATTGTTCTTGAATATCGATAGCAACTTGCTTTGATGCCTCTGTCAGTTTTTCAGCATCAGAAAGATTGCGCCATTTATCACGGTCCTTGCGCGCCATATTACGCATAGTTTCGTTGATACGTGCTTCGATATCTGTTGCCTCTTGAGCGGACAGTGATTGCTTGCCAAGTGCTTTAGCTACGGTTTGTTTGCATTGTTCTTTCATAAAAAATGCCCAGATAATTTTAGCTATCTGAGCATTTAATTTGTGGGGGTTTGTTGTGTTATGCATTAGCCAAATTGCAAAGCACAGTTCAATGCGGTTTGAGTTGCTAAAATATCCATATCCGCTTGCTTAATTTCTGCTTCAAGTTCAGCGTGATAGTCACGTAATGTCATCGTAAATTCTTCTGGCTCACCAAGTGAATTAATACGATTCACTGCAATTGGTTGATCTGGATTTGAGAAGATTACATCAAGAGCAGCTTGTCCTTCTGGCGTGTCGCCAAACAATGAACCTTGTCGCGGGTCGCCCATTTTTTCAATGGACTGAATCTCAGAGCTAATGGATTCACTAATTGCCTTTGCGCTCTTGCGGTTATTATCAAATACCTCAAGAAATCTTCTTGCTCCATCACTTAATCCATCATCAATAAGTTGGCCTTGATCTAAATAATCGCGGACGGTTTGCCCATTGGCTTTAATGTCGGAAAGCTTTTGCGCGGCTTGTGCCAAGTCTTTTGAAATTGAATTTTCAAAGCGTCCGCCCTGCTTCACTAAATCGTTAAGCTGTGACAATTGCGGAGCCGAACGGAGTAAAGCATTTAAAACATTCTTACTATCATCATCCAAGTTTTCAGATAGTCGAGTTACTAAATTTGAATCACCATAAGCACGCTGTACAATTGCCGATTCAATTCGGCGCTTACCTTCTTGTGATAAGCGGCCAACACCAGTAATTACTGATCCACGCTCAGACTGTGGCAACTGATCAACAAAGCTTCGGACATAATCCATTGAGCCATCGATATTAATAGAACCATCACTATTAATTTTGAGTAGCGTTGAATCTGGTAAACGATCTGAATCACTCATAGCACGCTCAGTCGCGCTGAATTGCGCCACATCACTTTCATTTGCAAGTCTAGCGAATTGCACACGGTCAACATCACTAAGACGTGTACGCACTAAAACAGGCTGTTTCATGCCTGTTATATCCATGCCACGTTGATTAGCCCAATTATTCACAAAGTCTTGATATGCAATTGCCCGACCATTTTCGTAAGCTCGTCCAATCGCTAAAGTTCGACCGTTACCAGATTCAACGATATTGTCAGGGCCAATAATTGGCGCACCATCTGAAAGCTTATAAGATTCACCCAATAGTTCAGGCTTTAAGTCATCGGCCATGCGCTCAATTTGTTGGCGTGATGCTTCACGGGTTCGGTCACGTGGTTGTAACTCACTTGGGTAAAGCGGGTTTACACCGTACAAGCGGTCGTTAGACGCGATTAAATCGCCCCAGTCCTTTACTTCATAGGCAAAGTCGTAACTTGAGCCATCCATCCCAAAAGCTGGACTAGCCTCGCCATACCGTGAGCTTAACTGGTTCCACTTGTTGCGCCATTTATCGATAGCTTGACCTACAGTCATGCCAGCCATGCCGTTATTTTTAACAATGGCATCTGCATTTTTCTTATCGTATGAACGAACTACATCAATTAATGGTCGGTTTGGGTCTGCCTCAAGTACTTTGACTGCTCCCCCTGGTCCAAGCAAATGCCCCAAATACTGCTCATGTGCTACAGGTTCGCGACCTAAGCTTTTACGGATGTAACTATTGGCTTGTTTAATATGCTTTAAGCCAATGCGAATTTGCTCATCTACGTTATTACGATCTTTGCCGCCTAAGTTTTTCCAAGAGTCATCTAAAACCTGAAAAAGGCCATAAGCACTTGAGGTTGGGTTTTTAGCGGTATGGCTAAATTGTCCGCCTGTTTCGATATGGCTAATCGTTAGCGCAACGCTAGGGTCTACTCCGTCCTGTTTTGCACGTAGTGCAATTTGTTTTGCATTGGTAGGTAAAGAGCTATTCGCATAGTCAAATGTGGTTTTGCGCGGCTCTCCTTGCACTTTGGACGGTACACTAACAGTCTGCCCTTTTAGAATCTGGTCGGTAGCAGCATCTAAATTTTTATAATGATTGTTTTGTTGAACTGGATCTGTTGTACGCACAGGCAATGTCGTATCTTCAAACTCAAAACTATTTTTAACCAAGGTGTCATTTATCGCATCATTGCGGGTTTCAAAATCATCGGTATTTAATTGATTTATTTCTGTATCAACATCTTGGTCTAATTTGTTTTGTTTTGAACCTAAATAACGTGCACCACCAAACATCAAAGCATTTAAAAGCAAGTCAGTTGCTACTGATTCGCCCGTAACTTCATATTGTTTAGCTTGTTTGTCATAGCCAGCCGCTTCAAGAATCTGATTACTAGCATATTGCGTAGCAGTATTTAAGCCAGTCGCCCCACCAATTGATAAGGCAGCATCCTTAATTATTCCACCTGTACCACGAAAGCCGTAACTCATTGGCAAAACTGTACCGACAGCATCACCTACAGCATTCACACCAGCTACCTGCAAAGCTGTATTTTCATCAACTCCATTACGAGTTAAATCAGTGTAAACATAGTTACCTGTAGAGCCACCCGTAAGTGTTGCAGCCCCAACCATACCACCAGTGACCGCACCTAAAGAACCGCGAAATAAGTAATCGCCAGCACCAACCCCGAAACGACCTACTACCCCTGTATTTTCTTTATCTTCTAGCTTATCAATAGTTCCATAAACAAGATTATCTCGAGCCTTTTCGCGCTTAGCTTTGTATTCTTCGTACGGTTCAATAAATTCGTTTGTAGATACATCTTTTAAGCTGTAGCTAACACGGTCTACAACTGCATCGATCGGTGCCGAAATCGCATCACCAACTTTGTTTAAACCAATTGCAGCACCACGAAAAGGTGAAGAGATTGCACCAGAGAAAGCGCTAGGTTCATTTGGTCGAATGTCAGGATGTTGCAAGCCTTTGCTATTGAGTTCTTCAAAGTCTTGTTGATTTTCGCTAGATAAATCTGATAACCAGTTGCTCATTATTTAGTTACCCCACTCATGCGAATACGCCAAACAGCACCTTTTACAACCAGAGGACGACCACGCTCGTTAATAAGGTCGTACATCAAGTCGCCATTAGACGCTTTAGTAGTTGAACGAGATAAACGAAAGTTATCAAGATCATTTACAGACATACCTGTTGCTTTAGAAATATCTGAATAGCCTTTCTGGACTTTCGATTCAAAAGTTGAGTCAGTCATTCCGTATGGTTTAGACACTTTCCAATCTGAAATACCGCGATCTGTATAATCCTTAAACCCGCCCTTTTGCGTATAAACTCCACCAGTAGCCAGCCCCAATGCGGTGCGACCTATCTCGTCTTTGTATTCGTCTGCATCCTTGTGAGTTTGCCCACGTGCTTCGGTGAGATAAGCATAGATAGACTGGAATGCAGCATAGTTAAGATTAGCTGTTTCACCTGAAACAGATTGCCCTACATACTGATTAAACTTTTCTTTCAGCAAAGCATCTTTAGGTTGAATCATTTGCTTATTTTTAAGTGCCTGTTTCCCTGCAACAATTGCCGTTGCTACGTCTAAGCCAGCATCCGAGCGGAAATTGTTTGCACGCGCATAACCAGCCATTTGATAGGCTGCATCACCATTGCCCAATTGACCCAAAGCTTCGCCCCAAATTTTCGCACCATTTTTAATGCCTTTAGTTTGAGTGATCATAGAGCTAATCAGGTTAAGCTTTTGATCTACAGTCGCTTCTTCCCAAGCTTGTTTTGCAGCTGGCAATGCTTCATTTGGAATCGGCTTAATAGTGGCGTTCGGATCCTTGTCACGTTGTGCAACTTGATAAGAACCTATGGTTATAATCCTTTTTGCAAAATCATCAGGATTTGACTTGACAGTTTGTGGTGTTATTTCTGGTAGTTGAATACCCTTTTCACGCAAAGCTTGAGTGGGATTCTCTTTAGCAGTTTTTAATTTATTGTCATAAATGCTCTGATAGGTAGTCATGATTTTGTTTTCTGCTACAGGATCAGCCGATGAGCTATTTTTCATCTTCGCTTTACGGCTATTGATTTCCGCAAGCTGTTGATCAGTTGGCAAGGCTTGAAAACGAATGAAATCGGCAGATTGTTTTTTATAAAATTGAAACTCTGCTTCTGATGGTGTGCCCTTCACAGCTTCCTCAACATTGCTTTGATAGGTCAAATCAAGTGGTCGCCCTGTTAAAGTGCTTTGAATATAATCATTAACTACTTTTTCAGCTTCATTGATCCGCTTGTTTTCATTAACTTGTTGACGTTGCTGAAGAGTAGTAACTTTACTTTGAATTTCGGTCTGGAATTTCTGAACTGTTCCGCCATCAATAAACTTGTAATCTTTTAAACTGGTAGCTGTGTTTTTTAGGGCGTCAATATCATTTGCTGCAATGGCTTCGGTGATTTTTGAGTTGACATCGTTTACATCACGGGCCGTTTCATACTTAATTGCAAGTTCACTTTTTTGAGCTTCTGACAGCGGCAGGCCGATTAAGTTGTCGGATAGATATTTTTTTCCTTCTTCACGCCCCATACGTGTAGCAACATTAAAAAAGCGGTCGGCCAACACCCCGCCTTTTTGTTCATCGGCACGCAATTGCAAAGGCATGAATGAAGAACGCTGGCGCACCACATTACTATCCCAATATTTTTTTAATTCATCTTGTGCATGACCGGGTAAATTAGGCTGCAATTCAGCAAACTTTTGCGTTGAGAAAGTATTTAATTCCTCATCAGCCTGCTTGGCATTGATAACACCATTACCAAGACGGTTTTTTATATCAACCACTTTGTCATTGAAGTCAGTAGATAATGACTCATCAAGCTTTAATTGCCCTTCCTTTTCGGCAATCTTGTTATTGTAAAGCTCGATATTTTTATTGGTTACTTCCTCTTGACGTTGTTTTTCATCATTGATACGTGCCTGCTGTGTGACAACTTGCCCAAAATTACCAACAGCATCAGCAAGCATATTTATATTACTTGCAGGCAATCGAGTTTCTTGCACATCTGGCAAAGCATTACCAAAATTGCCCATAGGGATTCGTGCCATTATTTCCACCCCTTCTTAGCTGAAACACCCGCTGATACCATGTTTAATGCACCAGAAGCCAAAGCGGTATTTGCATTCTTACCATACTGATCAGCTTCTGCCTTTAACCGCTGAGATGCGTTAAATCCAGTTTGCCGCGCAATTTCAGCATCGTATTGACCAGCGCGTTCAATTTCATCATTAATTTTAATTGCCGTACCTTCATTGACATCTAGCCCACTTTCGGCAGCCGCAGCACGCGCAATAGATTGCTGTTTAGCTTTTTGCTTTAAGATTCGCTCAGCCTCAAGCCGACCACGTGAAGCTTGAGCAGACGCATCCGCTTCGGCCTGCCACTCTGCTGTTTTTGATTGTGAATAAGATGAATATGCTGCCAAAGCTGCACTTGCCACGGCAGCACCAGTTGCTAACCATGACATAGTAAAATCTCCTTAGGTTCATGCCCAATTGATGCTAGGAACTGCTCAATCTCTTCATCTGGAACTATTACTTCACGCTCAATAGCTGCAAGGTCTGTTTCATGGGTCGGATGAATGGTTATCCAAGTTGTATCTTGGTGGAAATAACCTACGCGCATAGTCCCGGGCTTTGACTTAATCACTTGCGGCGCTTCTAAGTACACCAAGCCGTCTTCAGTAATGATGGTTAAAGCACCTTTTAGCAGGATATTTTGATGCTCAGTACGATGCATTTTGCTTACACAGAATGTTCCCGCACTGGCATCCATTTGCCGCATGTAGACACCATCTGAAAAGTGATGGGTAATAGGAAACTCTGCTGGTTCAAGCTCACCAGATTCTAATTTTTGCTCTGTTTGCTGCTTAAGATCCCGAACGACATCGATATAAAGTTTGTTATGAATCTCACCTAAAACATAAGTGAGAAGTTCGGTATTATCTGGCGAAATAATTTCACTCATGGTTTAGCCCCATATCAAGTACAGTGCCGTATTCGCGAAAGCCAAAATGCCTATAAAGACGAATACACCCTAGAGATTCAATACCTGTTGTAGTGCCGCATTGAATGCGGTCAGCTTTCATGAGCTTGCACCAGTTGATGAAGGCATCAACGAGCATGTAAGCAATCTTTGTCTTACGAAACTCAGGAATGACATACATTACGTAGTCAAAAGCAATTCTTTGGTCGTTAAACCATTCCTTACCAATTCCACCAGCAAAGCCACCACAAACATGTCCGTTATGCTCAACAACGAAAATCACGCCATTTTTAAGGAGTTCTTTGTAGTGTTCTTCTGCTTTTTCTGGAATGTATTCACGGTCACGATAGTTTGGCGCCTCACTCATAAATGATTTGCCAAACTCGACTAATGTAGGAATATCATCAAGGGTAGCCACACGAACTTTCATGCTTATCGCTCATTAACTGAAATCTCTATAGCTAAAGCTTGCATGTGGAAAGGTAGCGGTTTGTTGAGTGTTATTCGAAGCTGTGTTTTATAGATATCATCAAAGCTTCCACCCTCATAAAGATGTCTGCCAGTAAAGAGTTTTTGCCCATCCATAGGGGTATGGCTGAAGTCAAATAACTCTAAAATCTGTCCATTAAAAAGTGGGCCTAGAGTATTTCTAAATACAAATGCAACGCGAGATACTTTGGCTTTACTAAACATTGTGGTAGCTGGGTTCTGTGCCACTTCTGGCGGGAATAAATCCACAACGCCATTAAATGCTTTGCCAAGCTGAATAGTTCCTGTTTCTGTACCATTAAGAATCTTTAAGCTGTTGCCTTCTTGCTCATAAGATACTGTGTAAAAAGAGTTTTCAGGGTTCATCAACAGTGAATAACTACCAAGATAAATCGCATTCGACACATCTACAGCATTATTCACAATAGCTACATCACGCTGAGAATCCATGTTCGCATCTTCATGAACCTCTTCAAGGCAAATAGATCCATTTCGATTGATCAACATGAAGCACTTATCACTACCCAATTTTGTAGGAAGTGAACACATTGAAATTACTGAACCACCAAAGTCATGTTGCGCCCAAGCCAACACTTCTTGATCTCGGTTGAATGTGATTGATGCAACTTTTCCATCACCCAACTTGCACCAAACAATTGATTGCGGCTCCTGCTGGTATGTAATCTCATCAATACCACCGTGCGCTTCACCAATATGCGAAGCCATTACACTAATTTCGGGCGACACCAATCCGTCAACCTCATATCGATATGACAAGGCTCTAAGTCTTTCACCGCCACGCTGTACAAACAAAAGTTCATTACCAACTCGGCAAGGTCGAGTTAGTGGATATGCCCCATAAGAGGTATGTTCATTGATTTCAACTGTGGTAGGCGTAAGTGCTCCATCGGCGCTTATCATGTACTCACCACCAGAAGTTAGGCACACAATTCCACGCGTAGACTCAAGGAAAAGAATTGAATTAGATAAGCCTGAAGCAGAAACAACGCTAAATGCATCTGCATCTTCTGTAGTTTCCAAGAAGCTAGAAATTCCACCAACAGCACTTAACCAAATTTTATTAGGCGAAGCCTTTGTATTAGCTAAGACTAGACGTTGTTTAAAGAATGTCACACAACGCGGATAACCATTTGTAGTATTAAATGCAGGCGGTGTAATAGTCCATGAACGCTCAATAGCAACAGTATCTGATTCAAGCTCTTTAACAACATCGCCTACAATTTCTTCAGGGCTATTAAGCTTAGTAATCTTAATAATCCCCCCATTCACATCGAGATAGCTTCCAATATCTGCACTAGTAAATACTGCTGTAGCCTCTGACGCAGGAACCTCCACCCAATCTGTGGCATTCAAAGGAGGTGTTTTATTAGTATTGGCACGTAAAGATTGATAGTACTTGTCATCAAACCAGACTACATCACCCTTTAAATAGTCAACCGTTTCAGACCAAATAGGAATCGGGCTAAGTGTGAAAGTAACTGCTGACCCTAACTCTTTCCCGCTTGGGGTTCCTTTACGAAAAGGACTTCGTGAGTTTTCATCATCTAAAGGCGGATGGGTGTAGTTAAATACATCCATCTCCCAATTAGTAAAGTCATCTGAACATCTGAATCGATATACAGGCACTTCACTATGCGTCATGAACATGCTGTACCGGTACTGTACAAATTGCACATCATTGATTTGTGCCGATGTATATGGTGAAGTCAGAGTTGTTACGGTTGCATACGTTCTAGGGTCATAAACAACGATCTGACTTGCTTTAAAAATAACTAGATATGTGCGCTCTGAGTTCACTACAAATGGGATTAACCGAATAGCACCTGCAAATAAGGATCTAAAAAACGTGCCTGGTCTTGACTTGACACCGCCCTCAACCAATGGGATGACATTAGTTAGTTCACGTGCACCATTCGCATACTGCTGTATGTCTGTTCTCGTCTCAAGAAATGGGGACAATTCACCAGCGCTGAAATTATTCTTAATGACTGAAGTTTTCATTAATAGCGCACCTCTACTAAGTTGGCTTCACCCACAAAGAAGTCTTGAGCTGGGCGCTCTTGACCATTGATAGCTCTAGCCTGTTTCAAAAGGTTCATTAGTTTTTGATATGCGCTGTCCGACTCCGCTTGGCTTCCTGTAATTGGCTTAGCGATTTTGGAACATAGATATAACGCCATAGCCTCAACGAGTAAGGAATCCCATGTTTCTTCGTTGTCATTGTCATAGATGTATACCAATTGAATTGAATCTTGATTAGAAAGAATGTGGCGGTTTTCTATCTCAAAACATTGTGTATTTGGGTCATAAACTCGCAAGAAATCCTTTGGCAATGGGAATGCATTTTTATATCCAAAGGTTGGATGTGTTGTAGTTGGTGCGAGTACTACACGCTTTTTTGCACACGACCACGGATGCATGCGTAAGAGTGCTTTACGTGTTGAATCATATAAGGCAGCACAACGTCTTGCGTTATCTGTACCATCCTCTAAATTATTAATCGACTTAGCCCCACAAAGGTTTAAAGCCTCATTGCAGATGCTTGTATTTGTGATAGTCATAAAAAAACCTCAGCCATTTTGGTTATGTTGACTGAGGTTTTGAGTTGCTTTGTTGGGTATAAAAAGCACCCCACCGCATGCCCATACAGTGGGGTGAAAGTGTTAAATCAAGAAGTCAATTGCAACCACTTTGTCTTCGTTTGCACGACCTGCCGCCATAGACTGAACACCACCCATTTGCATGATGTTGTTTTTGTCCGCACGTTCATTGATTTTGAACTGAGCGATTGGAGCATCGCCATAATGTGTTGAAGTTTTTGTATACATAACAGTACGACGTTCAGTTGCACCGCCTGCACCATTGTTTAATTTGTTATATGGAACCCAGTTGATACCTAACCATTTCTTACTTAATGAGCCTTCCTGAAGCATTTTAACTGCCATGAAGTCTACACTTGTAAGAGTGGTATCAAGCAAGATTTGCTCAAGCATTGTGGAGTTATAAAGAATGGTAATTTCTTCACCGTTCTCTTCATCACACTCGTTATCGCGGAAAATAGATTTCGCCTTAATAAGTTTTTGTTTTGTGAAGCCAGTTGCACCCGCCAAAATGATTTGTGAAGATGGCAGAGAAACAACACTTGTTTGCTCGTCACCAGCATCATCAACAGTTTTACGAGAAATTGAACCCAAGATTGCTTTATAGATGACATCATCAACTTTACGTTCACGTGCTGCTAACCACAATTTTGCGTACTTGTCTTGAGGACTTGCTTTAAGCTTTGGAACGTCTGAATGCTCAATCGGGATAAATAATTTTTTATCACTCATGATTGCAGTACGAACACCAGCCTGTGGAATTTGCCAAGTAGTATCAGAGAAGCGCGCATAGTCTTCCATCTCCACTGTGCCTAAATCATTGATGGTGAATGAAGCGCCTTGAATACGACCACGATTGGTTACAGTCTTCAATAACCGTGATTCCATCTGCTGGGTAGCCAGATCGAAGGTATCATGGAATTGCTGAATGAACGCAGACGTAATCTGATTTTGATTTACTGTTGCCATAGGTTACCCCTTAAACTCTTTTTCGTATAAGCGCGCAACTTGTGCATAAACCCGTTTATGATCTGGGTGGTTTGCATCCATGTACGCTTCGCTTGACATCAATTCTTCACGACTTAAGCCAGAGCTTTGCTGTGTGTTCTGAGGTGGCACATCTTCACCAAGTTGTTTACCGAAATGAGCAAGCATCTTGATGACTGCGGGATTGTTGCCAATTGCAGGGCTTTGAATTTCTGCTTCTGTAAGACCAGCCGCTTGAGCTGCTTTGACAGCTAAACCAATGTTTGCTTGAGTCTCGGCGCCCCATAGTTGATTCAATGCTTCTTTGCAATTTTCAGTTTGCATTTCAGCCATTTGGCCCATGACTTTAGGGATGATTTCGTTATATTTCCCAAGCACAAAGCCAAGCTGCTCATTTGATAAACCAGCTTCATGAGCTTCTTTTAGAAAGTCTTTGTTTTCGTCAATTGCTTTGAACTCTTCAAAGTCAAAACCTTCTAATTCAACTGCATAATCATCTGGTGTAGCTACAGTTGCAGGTGTTGTAGTTTGCTCTACAGATTGATCACCACCTTGATTTCCATCACCTCCTAATACAGTGGTGTCCGTCGGCGTAGTCGTTACGTCTGTTTCAGTTGTTGTTTGTTCTGGTGCTTGGGCTTCAGTTGTCATCAGTTGTTACCTCAGATTGAATTTGTGGAACTTTGTGAGCGTTATTTGTTTGGATAAGAATGTGGTCAATTACGTATTTCTTGCCTGACTTGAAGCAAGTTTCACGATCAGCGTCATGACCGCCCCGAACATAGGTCACACCGCCAAATTTATTGATCAGATCATCTAAAATGACTCTGCCAATTGGGTGTGCTTCAAAGATTGAGTAGTAGTCTTCTGCCGATGGCTTATGCTGGTATCGCTGTCTAATGGCTTTATCTGGCACTGTTTGAATATCAACTTTCTTTTGATGCTGTAATTCAGTGATTTGCTTACGAGTTTCCGCATGATCACGGACTTCTTCCCAAAGTAATACCTCTACTTCTTCATACTTAATTTGCTGGTAGGCAATGATGCCCACCAAAATAATTGAAACCCCTACGAACATTAGATAAATCATTGCATTACCCCGCTTGCCATCCCTGTAATAAGGCTTGGATCTTGATTAATTGCGGCCTTAGCACCGTCAGCGATTACGCCACCCATCTGCTGTGCCATTTGTTGTTGCGCTGCTTTTTGTTTTTCCTCTTCCAATGCCTTTTGACGGGCATCACGTAACTCAGCGACTTCTTCATCAGTACGGAGAATTGATTGAGGAACGCCACGACCACGTGCCACCACATTCGCTGCTGCATCAAAATCGACAACATCGAGTACGGATTTATCTACTTGAGCAAATTGACTTAGAGACATTACGAATTGTTCGGTCGCAAGCACCTCGTCTAGGCGTTGAGCGCGTGCTAGAGGGGAAATAAATTTGAAAGATAGGTTTGCACCCCATAACTCTTTTGGAGGTGGCTTAAGCGCACCTGAGCGCAAAGCAAGACCAAAGCAGCGATCTAACAACGGCATTAAAAATTCAGACTGCAAACGACCATATAAAGGCCCTAATTGCTGGCGAATAATCTCGACACGTGTATTGATTTCTGTTGCTGTCATTTGCTGAGCACCAATCGGCGGCAACTGGTCAGCCATGAGCTTTTTACGAATACCGTTTTGAAGGCTATTCAATAAATACTCAGCGATTTGGAAGTTCACGCCATCATCTAGGCGCTTCATTGAGTCAACATCATTAGCGACAATGACTTTGCGTGGACCTACACTCACAACATGCGGATTTAACACCCCATCATCTTGTGCAATCCACATGCCGCAAATTTGCATATCTGCTGCACGAATTGTTTGAAGTACTAACTCATTGCAAGTCTTAGCATCCGGCAAAGCCACAGACATTTGACCATTGCCATAAGATGAATTAGGCAAACGTCTTAAGCGTGGAATTGAACATGGAAATTCGTGATAGCCTGATTCTTTCAAAATAACTTGGTGAGAAATATCCACATGATAAGAAGCAAAAGGCATATCTTTATTGAGCTGCCCTGCTCCTTTTGTTTTACGTGGCTGAATCACATGTAATAACTTGAATCGGCGCTCAGGCTCAGTGCTTGCAGCATTAACAACATCAACTGCGCACTTATCTTCACCGTAAGCATTTACCATCGCTTCGGCTGTCATTTCATGTTCGCGGTAAATGATGTCAATCATGCCGTTAGGTTGGCTTGAACCTATCCAGCAATTACCAGTAGGCCATGCTTCAAACACATAGCCGCCACCCTCTTTGTGATTAATATCGGTGTAGAGAACGCCCCAGCCTGCAACGGTTACGTCTGTGATAGTTTCAAAAGCTTCACTATCAAAGTTTGCAGCATGAATATTACGCCACATGAATTGACAAACTTCTTCCAACCAACGTTCACCGTCTGTTAGTTCGGATACATCATCAACACCATCGGGCGCAGCTTGGAACCAAATAGAATTGGCAGGCGTAACACCTGACATGATCATTGATACAAGTAGCTGGATTGCTTCGGCTGCTGTTGAATCAACTAGGTCTGCACGTTCTTTTTCACGCTGTGATTTAGGATCGGAACCTACAAATGATTGTTGACGCTCTGGAGCACCGTACTTGTAGCACTCACCCCAATGCGCCTCATAAATAGATCGGCTGAGCTTCATTTGCCCCAACCGAGCGCATAATTGCTTAGCCTGAATATCCATTAACCACCGCCTAAAGTTGTTTTGCCGTTTGGCTGTGTTGGAGCTGCTGCACTAGAGAGCACGCTTTCTTGGCTCCAAACTTTGCGTTGAGCTTTTTTCTTGTTGGCTTCTTGAGCTGCCTTGTCTGCTGCCGCTTGTGCTTCAGCCTCTGGATCGGTCTGTACTGGCTTTGAAGGTCCGCACATGGTTATTCCTCCACCCAAACGTGACCTTTGCCTTCAACCATTTTGAATCGGCCTTTAGCTTTAGCCTTTGGAGCTTCAGGAGAAGATTGAGACAGAACAGCATCAAGTTTTTGCTCGATACGCTCTTGGTTTTCGAGAATTTGAGAAACCCAATCAGGCAGTTGAGGAATGTAAGAGCCTTCATGTTCAGCGTTCTGAATATCTGGTTTCTCATCAGTTTTAGTGATGTGTTCCAATGCAGCATCAGCTTGTTCTTTAGTTGATGTGTCTTGGTTTACATCTGGTGTTTCTGCTTGTTGTTCTTGATTCTGCTCAACAGTTACACCCGGTGTCTGAATTTGTCGTTTGCCAGCCATAAAAAAGCCCCATTCGTTGTGAATAGGGCTAGTGTTTGCTGTCTAGTGTTTAGGTTTGTTGTGTGATTAATTAGGATCTACCATCCCAAACCACCTAAAGCGATTGTGGCTGCAAAAATCATATGTTTTTCCACAATTGCTGCCACTTCCTTTCTTTGTCGCATCTCTTCTTGTTTGAGCTTATCAATCCTTTCATAATAGTACTCATCGGCAGTGAGATATTCACCCTCTACCGACTCAACTACTACCACTTCGTTTTGAACATCTTTGAATGTGGTCATTGGTTAGCTCCATGTAATAAACTGGATTGCAGGTGCCACAATCATGAATATTCCAAGGGCAAACCATGCAAAACTCACTAAGTCACTTCTCCCTTCGGCAGCAGTTGTTCCTGCTTTCTCTTTAATTTGCGTAGGTATTGTTTTCATCCCTTCACCCCGTCACGTTTGTCCAGTTCGCTATCTAACTGCGCAGCAAAATCATCTAAAACGCCTAGTAAATCCTGCTGACCAACTGTGTATTTGTATGTCAACCACTCATCCTCACGCGGAAAACGCTGCAATCCTGTCTCTGTCTGCCAAAGCAAGATAAATGCATCACCGTTTTCAAAATTTGGAACGCCACCACGTGCCCACTCTGACACTGTAGAAGCCCCTGCAACTGGCAGAACAAACGCAATTTTTTCATGCGTCCATCCAAGATTAAGTAGGTCTAGAATCATGCGGTTGAAGTCAGGTCGTTTGTAACCACGCATCGCAACACGAAACTGTTTTACTTTCTTTTTCGTTTCAAGGTTTTGAAAACGCGCGCGCGCGCGAGGAGATTCGAGAAAAACGCTATTATCAACCAACATATTCATCCCCTTAGATCTCGCTCACATGTAATTGAATGAGTCCGCCCTTAATAATATTTCCGCGCTTAACGACTAGTTCATCGAACTGTTCATCGTCTACACACAGGCCACATTTCACTAAGCTATCGATGGTCGCTTTCAAGTAATTATCGATGTCTCGACATTGACGATTTGGAAAATGAAAAGTGACTTCAAGTTTTAATCGTGCAATTGACTTATGAGCTGGAACAATGCTTCTGATCAGGTCATGAAAATCGCGTGCTTTGTTGCTTAAAAATCGTTTCTTTCCACTAGCTACCCAGTAGTGATTTACTGAAGGAGCCATACCGCTAATTTCACACTTCAAAATAGTTTTTGAGTCACGTTCGCTAATTCGCTTTAATTCGCCCGTAGAGACGTTTTTATTTAATTGTGGTACACACACATCACTTTTCGTTTTATCGAGCTGTAATGTGCGTTTTTCTGCGTTATTTCGCTTGTTTTGTATCGATTCAAACTGCTGTTCAGTCATTCTCATGATTTAGCCCCAAATAATTCTTTTGTTTTCTGCGTAGCCTCAAAACGAATCGTTGTGGTCTTCGTTAAGTAACCTTCCTTGTGCAGATTCGCTAAGCATTGGTATGCACAAGCTCGACTGCCATTCATGACAAGCTCGACTATCTCAGTTACTGTGAACGGCTTAGTGGCATTGGCTGCGTACAAAAGGACATCCATGTAACGTTCAAATATTGCGAATTGTTTTTGTTGAGTTTTCATGCTTCCAACTCCCCCAACATCATTTTTGCTTTGCCTTTCATCAACCGGTTATAAAGATCGATTGTGCAGCGTCCATTCTTCTTCATTGCCGAGATCAAACTAGAATCAAGTCCAGCAGCATCAGCTAATCGCTCAGCCCTACCTGTCTCCATTGATACCCATTTGATTAGCTTTTTAACGTCATCTTTCTTAGCTGGCATGCGCTTTTGTGCTTGGCTTAAAAAGACTTCGGATTCATCTTTCTTCTCCTGTATTTGAATACGCAAAAGACAGATCAACTCTTCTTTCAAATCATTTGGTGTGCCATCTGCAAATGCATCTCTCACGGCCTTGGCAACACACAAGTCATAAGCTGGTCGTCTTTTTAATTCAGCGAGCTTCATCAAGTTGTTTCTAATTTCTGAAAGCATCATGCAATCTCTCCAAAAGTCTCAAGCAAACGCTCCCCAATCCATCTCATCACTGGCACAGCCATAGAATTGCCTAGCGCTGCGTAACGCGGACTATCCTTAGCATTTGGAATGTTTGTATAGTTGTCTGGGAACCCTTGAAGACGTTCGCACTCTAAAGGTGTAAGTCTTCTCACTCCTTTAAAATGAATTGCACAGTTCCCATTTGTGATTTGATCCGAATCAATTCCTCGATCACCAAATCCTCGAGTAAGAGTCGCAGCGGTTTTGTTTATTGTAAAAACTGCATTTTCTTGTCCTCGTTTCCTTCCTAGGCAGTGAGCCGTATCTTCATTCACAAGTGGATCTTGTGCTCCATGAATTACAAACGTGGCTGTTTCAGCATCTAGGTTTTGTCCACCTGCGCCACGTCTTGTAAGGCCCTTCGCAACACCTTCGGAATTAGCTTTTTTCTTTTCTCTGATCTCAATAGGATTCCCAGGCAAGCCTGCTTGCTCAAAAAGTACTTTGGCAACACTTCCTGCTCTAGCACTTGCGACAACAAAGACTCTTTTGCGTCGTTGGGCAACTCCGAAATATTGAGCATCAAGGACTCTCCAAGCGACTTGTCTAGATGGTCCAAACACACAACCAGCGTTTGTCCACTTTTTCCCTGCCGGTTGTAGTTCACACCCCGAACCTGACAGTGCTCCCAGAAAACAGCCGAAAGCATTGTCTTTGGTGTTAAGCACTCCTGGTACATTTTCCCAAACAATGATGGCTGGCTTAAGTCCGCAAACAGTTCTTGCTGAATCAATTTCATCCGCTAATCTCACAAACTCAAGTGTTAACTGACCTCGATCGTCTTCTAATGAATTTTTTAACCCAGCAATAGAAAATGCTTGGCAAGGTGTACCACCCACTAAAATATCGGGCGCCTGAACTTCCCCTGACTTAACCTGGTCACGAATGAGCGTCATATCACCTAAGTTTGGAGTTTCTGAATAGTGATGCTCTAACAATTGGCTTGGGAACTTCTCTATCTCTGAAAACCACGCAGGTGTTAAACCAAGTTCATGCCAAGCAACAGTGGCCGCTTCTATACCAGAACATACTGATCCGTATTTCATGCTGCACCTCCCACTCGACCATCATTCCAATTGCACTCAACCACTGTTAAGCCGCCATGTTGGAAACGAGACCATAGACGATCCCCTAGATCAGCCTTTAGCTGCTCAAGCGTCATGTTTGAAATAAGCATTGTTGCCTTGGCATCGTCATAACGTGAGTAAAGAACCTTATGCACAAGCTCTAAGCGCTTTTCACGGTCATGCAATCCATACTCATCAAGAATTAATAAATCGTATTGAGTGAACTCATAAATTACTGATTGCTCTGATTGATCTTTCGTGTCCTTGTCCCACGCTTTCATGATGCGTTGAGCCAATTCTTCGCTTGTGATGTAACGTGCATAATTGCCTTTCGCTAAAAGCGTTCTTGCAGTTGCACATGCCAAATGTGTTTTACCTGTACCAGTACTGCCGACCATGACGAGGTTTTTAACTTCACATTTGAGGATTTCACGTGCATAGGCAGTTGTTTGGTTGTAAGCCTCAATTTGCCCATCATGATCACGACGATAATTTTTAAATCCTGCATTTTTGAAACGATCAGGAATCATTGCGCCAGCAAAATGTTTTTCACGTACAGATTTTTGAACTTCGAAATCATGTTGCTTGTTAGCCGCATTCACATATTCGATTGCACACTGTGGACACCCTTGAAAACCACCCATAATGATTTCTTTTGTGTTGTGCTTAGTGCAAAAGCCTGAGCCTTGCAGAACTTCCGGATTAAGCATTGCGTTCATACCCAGTCCTCCGGTATTTCCACTTCCTCAAGTGTTTTTCCGTACTGAACTGGATTGTTCTTCCACGCGTCATTCACGTTTCGAGAATCCATTTGCTGTGGTGCTGGTTTACGAGTTGAGTAACTGCGTTTGATCCACTTCACGAAGTTTGTGTACATCTGGGTGTCATTCAAAAGATCAGCTTCAATTTTTGATGAGTAATACCCGTTGATTTCAAGCAACCAAGTTTCAGCTTCCGCTTGAGTCATTTTTGCGATGCCTGCTCGTTGCAACCAAGCATTCAAAATTTCAAGTTTTGGAACCCAAAGTTTTAAAACCGAATCAACTGAATTTTCCTCACATATTTCTAAAGAATTTCTATTTTTCTCTATATATCTATTGTCAGTTTCATTACTGAACTGGTTTCGGTTCACTAACTGAACTGGTTTCGGTTCACTAACTGAACTAGATTGGTTCACTAACTGAACTGGTTTCTTATTTGAACTAGTTTTGTTTTTGAACTTATCTGTTAGTGATATTTCATTTAAACGGTAGGATTTTGTGCCTTGTTTCCCAGTCTCAATTACAGAAATTACGCCCAATTCCAAAAGCTCTTTTAAGGCATTTGAAACAGTTGCACGCCCTAAAATTCGAGAACCTTTTAACGCCTTGTCGCCTTGCAATTGGCTGTAACTAACAAAGTCTGTTTCCTTTTGAAAACCGTTAATTCTATTTTCAAGTTCTGCATACACGTTTCGCGCTGCATCACTTAGAAAAGGCATAACCTCTTTGCGATACAAGCGACTTGACATGATGTAGCCATTGTCAAATTTATCGCTGAACATAGGTTTTTCTTTCTCGGTTTGAAGCTGCCGAGGGAATTTAATTAATGCGCTCATAAGCATTCCCTCTCAGCCATTTTTTCGAAGTAAAATACAGGCAAGGAAATTGGTAGCTTCACCCCTAAGTCGACCAACTGCTTAGCTTGTCCGGGAGAAACAACTCCCCTTAACTGAGACTTGTAAACGGCCAACCTAAATCTAAATTCCTCAACTGATTTATTCCCTTTGATTGAATTGCAGGATTTACAGCAACTCACGTAATTGTTGATTTCTTCACAATTGACTGAGTTCTTTGGAATAAAATGATCAACTCTCATTTCTTCGTATGTGGTCAATTGATCCCCACAGTACGCACAAGCCTTGTCGCTTGATAGCCAAAGCAACTTTCTAAAAGCTTGTGAAAATACATGGCCTTGACTATTAATTTTCACCACTTCTTTAAGAGATAATTTATCTAAAATTGAGTTATCTCTTGATAAAGAAGGATGCTTTCCAATTTGGTGTTTATGTGCTAAATTCATTGTTCGATCCTATTTCATTGCTTTGCAGTGGAATGGCAGATAAGGCTCAATTGGTTGCGACAATTGGGCTTTTTTTGTGCCTGTGTTTTATGTGGATTTGGTGCCATTTCTAATTCGAAGGGTTCGGGTGTATTCCTTGTATCTTCTGTATCTGTGGTCAGATCGAATGGCACTTGGAATAATTTGAGCATCTCCTCTGTTTCGAAGATTGCATCCATGCCTAACACTCTCATAAGTTCTGAAAGTGACATTTTTCTAGAACGCGCTATTCGCTCTAACTTGAGTTTTTCTTCATCTGTGCATTTCAGCGTGATGCTTGCAGTTAATTTCTCAGACATGGGATCACCTAAACGACAGTTAATTCTGAGAAGTAGTTTTTTAATTCAGGGCATAAGTCCAATGCTTTAAATAGTCCATTTGTTCTCTTCTGGATTATCAGAGCCGACTTAACAGAAACCTGACCAGTTGAGACCATGTGGTTAACGGTTGGCTGAGTGATATCCAAAGCTGTAGCTGTCTTACGTTGACTGCCAAAGTAGGAAACCACCTCACTTATTTGGCTTGTTGGCATAACCATCTCCTCTATATTTTATAGACTAATTTATAGAATATTCTATATTTAGTCAACAAAAAGCAATAGAAATTTCTATTTTATTGTTCCTGTTAAAATTTGAGGTGATAGAAATGTTTATATATTATTGAGTTTGATCTATATGTTTGAGATTCAAAGCATGTCCACCCAATCTGAAAGATTGAAAGAATCACGCTTAAAAGCTGGACTATCACAAAAACAAGTTGCTGAAGCTGTGGGAATGAGGCAGCCTTCTTATGCCTACCTAGAAAAGTCGGCAAAGCACGGCTCATCTCACTTAGCTGAGATAGCTAAAGTTTTGAATGTAGATCCATATTGGCTGAGAACTGGCGAATCCGTTGAAGATACCGACAAAAGTCTAAGTCAAATTCTTGAAAACTCTCCGAAAGTTACGGTAATCTCAGAAGAAGAAAAAGACGAAAGAATTTGGATTGATTTGGTGAATATACGGTTTGCCTGTGGGGACGGGGAATCCATTGAATTTCATTTTGATGAAGTTATTGGTAAATACGACTTCCCTCCACAGTTTTTTAAAAAACATGGTGTTAAGCCAGAGAATGTTAAGCTGGCAATTGCTTCAGGTGACTCACAAGAACCGTATGTTTGTACGGGGGATGTGTTTGCCATTGATTTAGCAGACACAGAAATCAAAGATAATGAGTTCTATGCTGTTTATTTTGAGGGTGAAGCAATGTTGAAACAGATCTTCAAGGAAGAGGGTGGAAAATTAACTCTACATAGCCTTAATCCAAAATATAGAGATAAGACTGTTTCGGCTGATAATGGTGCTAGTTTTAGAGTGATTGGAAGACAGTTTTATAGAGCTGGATAGAAAAATATAGAAACATGCCCGCCTTGAGCGGGTTTTTTATTGCCTTTTATAAAATAACTACAAAAATATCCTCTATATAATTAAGAATTTAATAGAGAAAATATAGAAATTATAGACAATATATAGAAATTTCTATTGATTACTTTTATAGAATATTCTATATTTATCTCACCAGATAACAAAAAAGCCCCTAGCTTTCGACGGAGAGGGACTTTTACTCAATGAGTGAGAAGATTATGGAACAAAGAATTGAAAAGTACAAGCTTAGCCAAGCCTTTAAGGATGGCTCAAAAGCTTTCATAGCTTTCTGGGTTATCACTTTCATTGTATTTGGCTTCTTACGTGGCTGTGCCGACGAGCAACACGTCAACGAACTCAAAGCAAAAGAAAACCTTTATGTCCGCGTTCAGGTTGAGGGGGCTAACTAATGAATTCTAAAGCTTTATGCCGACGAGCAAACCCTAACCTTTATTGCAAATCAATTGGCGGTGGAATGTTCCAGTTTTACCAAATCTTTGAAGGTCAATACTTCTTTGCTAACTCAGCTAAAACTGAAAAGGCTGCATGGGATTTAGCTCTTAAGAAGTTAGAACAAGACAAGGAGCCCTCTCATGGATAACTACAAAATTCCAAACACCGACGAGGCTATAAGTCTGTTAGATGAACTTGGCTATGACACTACTGGGTTAAATGAAATTTCTAGTTTCTTATATGTAAAAGCTCAAGATAAGAATGTTTTTAATGGTGTCTTGCATCCAGAACAGTATGAATTAATAAGTATTGCAAAACTAAATGACCTTGTTGTGTTGAAACGTAATGATGTGAGGGATGCCACTCATATTGATCGAGATGGAAGTAAATGGACTTGTGTTGATTTTGAGAAAAGCACAGGACATTGGTGGTCTGGAAATCATTGGAGACAATCGGAATTTAGTTCTGATCTTGATATACAACCTATTACCCAAACCCAAGACCAAGGCTTGATTATCGGGGCTGAGGCGTACGATCTCATTGGCAAACGAGTTGAAGTTGAAGCTTACTGTGAACTAATAGATGGTTCATATGAGTGGCAAGATGCAAAACATTTACCAGCTTGTGACATCTTAAATGATGGATTTGATTTTCGCCTCAAACCAACCACCCTAACAGTAAACGCTGAACTGCCAAAGCCGAGCAATACAACGCTTCATAACCAGAACTACTCTGTCACTTATGAGTTCAGTTCACGTGAAGAACGCAATGCATTTGCTGACAAGCTGAGAGGTAACAACTCATGAATATGTTCGTTACCAAACCTGAGCTGTTGTGCCCTTCTTTCCCAATGCTTCAAGTGTCTGGTGAATTTGAGGTTAAAGACAACACTGTTTCATTTGAATTGGAAAGTGGTTGCGCAACATTGAAATGCAAGATTGTTGCAGATGTTGTTAGAGAAGTACGAGTTGTAGGCTCAATCCTTCATCCAGAAGACAGCAAAGATCAGTTTTATGACCAACTCGTTGTAGATGACCGCACTCATGTTGAAGTGGTGGGTGCTGAATATGTGGAAGCTCCAATAGGTCTTCTATTCCAACTAACAACAACACAAGTAAACAGCTTAAACGAGCAGCTTAAATACTACGCCGAAGAGTTGGCAGATGAAGAGTTGAGAGGTGGGTGATGGAAGTTTTTTCTAAATATTTAACAGATGATCACTTTGAGCCTGATTGGTCAGAAGCACCTGAGAATGCCAATTTCTGGACACATGATGAAGAAATTGATCGTGCAGACTGGTGGGAAAATGAACCTGAGCTGCATGAGTGTGGAAGATATTGGGATTTTGGCAGACTCATCGATGCTGCACCAACTTTTGGATACCAAGGTGATTGGAAGACTTCTTTACGTAAACGCCCTGTAGAAAAGAATTAGGAAAAGATTATGAATGCTCAAATTAACGAAGTACAAGTATTAGAACAAAATGTGATTGTTGCTGCTTTTGGTAAACGTGGTGGTACAGATGAATTGTTCGAGCGTATTGCTCAAGAGGTTCGTTCTCATGTTCCAGATGTAAGCACAAAGAAAGGTCGTGATGCTATTGGCTCACTAGCTTTGAAAATTAGTAAATCAAAGACTTTGGTTGAGAAATGCGGCAAAGAGTTAGTAGCTGAACAAAAGGCTCAAATCAAAGTAATTGATGATGATCGAATCGCAATCGTTAAGAAGTTTGATTTATTGCGTGATGAAATCTTGGCACCACGTGATGCATGGGAACAGGCTGAGAAAGATCGTGTTGCTCAACACATTGAAGCTATTCAAAGCATTCGAACTGCTGCACATCCATTTGTAGAAGAAACAGTAGAAAGAATCAAGGTCTCTCTCTCTTGGGTTGAACAGCTTGTAATTGATGGAACTTTTGAAGAGTACGAACAAGAAGCAAAAGTTGCAAAGTTTGAAGCTATTGAGGCGCTACGTGGTCGCTTAGCCAGTCGTGAAAAGTATGAAGCGGAACAAGCCGAATTGGAACGTCTACGTAAAGCTGAGCAAAAGCGATTACAGCGTGAGCACGAAGAACGTATAGCACGTGAAGCGGCTGAGAAAGCCCGCATCGAAGCTGAGCAAAAAGCCAAGGCGGAAGCAGATCGCGTAGAACGAGAAAAGCAAGAAGCTATTGCTAAAGCTGAGCGTGAAAAACGTGACGCTGCTGAACGTGAAGCTCGTCTTGTTGCTGAAAAAGAAGCTGCTGAGTTGCGTGCACAACATGCCGCTGAAGTTGAGCGTAAGCGTATTGAGGCTGAACAAGCTGCAAAGCTAGAGGCAGATCGTAACGCGGAGGAAGCTCGTTTAGCTAACCGCAATCACATGAAAAAAATTAACAATGAAGCCTTGTCAGCAATGATGTATGGCGTTCCGGGCTTAACAGAAGAAATGGCAAAAGAATTGATTCGTTTAATTGCGAAGAATGAAGTGCCAAACATTTCTATCAAATACTAAGAGGTCTACAAGATGAATGCTATAGCTAAAGTTGAAAGCCAATTAGGTTTGAGTATTAAAGATTACAACATTGATGAGGCTATGTGGTCTGCCCTTACTTCTTCTATCTTTCCTGGTGCAAAGCCTGAATCAATAATCATGGCAGTTGAGTATGCAAAAGCACGTAGCTTAGACATTATGAAGAAGCCTTGCCATATTGTACCAATGTCAGTGAAAAATGCTCAAACAGGAAACACTGAATGGCGTGACACAATCATGCCATCAATTACCGAACATCGGATTACTGCTCACCGCACTGGACAATATGCTGGACAAGATGAGCCAATTTTCGGCCCAATGGTACAAATGCAATTTGGGAATAAAACTCACACAGTTCCAGAATATTGCACAGTAGTTGTTCATAAGATTGTGAATGGCGTTTTGACCAAATGGTCGCACACAGAATATTTTGAAGAGGCTTGTGCAACTACCAAAGATGGTTCATTAAATGCAATGTGGACAAAGCGTAAGCGTGGGCAACTATCTAAATGTGCTGAAGCAGGTGCCCTAAGGAAAGCATTTTCTGAAGAACTTGGCAACGAATACACAGCTGAAGAAATGCATGGTAAGACCCTCGATGTAACTGGAACTGAAGCTGTACCTGAAAATTTCTCATCACCATCAGACAGCATTCCAGAAGGTTACCAAGCCTTTGAAGATGAGCACTTACCTTTTTTCAAACAAGAAGCACAGTACGGAACAAAGCGTTTAGCAGAAGCTCATGCAACCTTACCAAAAAATACTTGGTCTGCTCACTTCTGGTCTACTCACTCAATTAGCTTAAAAGAAATTGCGCAGTTTGCTGACCAAGCCCTACAACGCCAAGGAGAAACTTATGAACATTCTCCAGCGTAGTGATGATTGGCATTCAGAACGATGCGGCAAAGTAACTGCTAGTCGCATCAAAGATTTAAATGCTAAGCCTGCCAAAGGAAAAGCTTTAAATGCATTAGGTTTAACAATTCTAGCTGAGCGCCTAACTGGCGTTCAGAAGGAATTCTTCACTAATGCTGCAATGCAATGGGGTATCGACAACGAACCTTATGCAATCGCTGCTTATGAAAATGAAACAGGCAACTTTGTAGTTGGCACGGGTTTAATTGACCACCCTTTTATTGAAATGTTTGGGTCTTCTCCAGATGGACTTGTGGGTACAGATGGTCAGATCGAAGCTAAATGCCCTGACACTACAACGCATTTAAATACGCTTTTAACCAAGCAAGTGCCAGACGAATATATTCCACAGATCACAAGTCAATTATCTTGTACTCGTCGTGAATGGTGTGACTTTATTAGTTATGACCCACGTCTGCCAGAAGCTTTGCAGCTAATCATTATACGTGTGTTTGCTAAGGATTTAGGCATTGAAGCAATTGAAAACGATGTTCGCCAATTCAACAAAAGCATTGATGAGGCATTAAAAGAATTGGGAGCAGCAGCATGACATTGAATGAAAGAGAGGCTTTTGAAGAAGCTTATTTAAGTGTTGGCGGTAAGCAACGTGAACTCGAACTTGAAGATGGTGAATATACAAATTCTAAGTCTCAGCTAGGTTGGGAATTATGGCAGATAAAAGCTAATACTCAGGCGGTGCCAGAGGGTGTACTCGTTACCGAGGATCAAGCAAAAGATACAGCGCGCTTAGATTTCATGCTACAAGAACCAAGATTGGTCACAACTGATGTTAATTATGATGAAAACTATGACAAAACTGGTGAAGGATTTTGTGTAAATGATGTTTATTGGATTAGTGGATGGGAACGTTTAACAGAGACAGTTCATCAAACAAAACGTGAAGCAATAGATAAGGCAATGATAGTAGAAAGTGAATCGGGAGCTGAGGGATGAGTGAAAAATACAGAATAGAGTCACTAGGCGACTTTCTTAAAATCCCTTCCGACCGAATCAAAGATTGTTTAGCAGAACTTAGTGAACATTTATTTGCTATACGTCAAACATTAGATAATTTTGGCTTAGAACCTACAGGCAATGAAGTTAAATCTTTTACTTGGGAAGATGACGGCAAAAAAGATGTGACGGTAAAAGCCACAATGGGTGAAGAGGTCGTAGAGGTGAAGTTTAGCAAAGCGGAAAGTAAGGAGGGGTGAAATGGGACACGTAGTTAAAATTGAAGCTAGTATTCTTGAGAAAATTGTTGCAGTAGCCGAACGAATAGCTCAAAGCAAAGAAGAGCGACGTGTTGGTCGTGAAGAATTTGCCCATATGCTCAATATTGAGCCTGAAACTCTAGATGCTCGGATACGTGAAGGCAGATACCAAAGGCCACACAAGGATGGGCGAAAAAGTTTTTGGTTGTTGTCGTATGTGCAATCTGTCGTTACAGACACAAAAGAATCTGATAAAGTAGCCACCTATTGAGGTGGCTTTATTTTATACAATGACATAGGTACTTTCTCAATCTTGAGTACCAAATTGAGTATCAAAACCACCACAAAATAAAATCCCCTTATTTATTAGTGAGTTGAATCTAAAATGCTTCTAATGATCGACAATTACGACTCTTTTACCTACAACATCGTCCAGTATTTTGGCGAGTTGGATCAGGAAGTAAAAGTTGTTCGCAATGATCAAGTCACATTAGAGGATATT